TCCTTTAGGGGTTGAGCAGATATAAATTGGGATCATACCTTTATCAGCTGCAACTTTGACAAGACGGTCAAACTTTGATTCTTCAATTAACAGCTTGTCGTAATGCGTCCGTCGGCATTTAAGCTCAACATAAATATTGCTGTTTTTTGAGTAACAGTCCCAAACCGAATAAGGATCTATAGCTGTTGTAAGATCTTCATACCCTAATTCGCGCACAAAATTAAAAAGCTCTTGCTCGGTCACGCTTCTACCTCATTTGTCTCAAAGAAGCAGCCACAGCCACCTATATCTAAGGTATCTATAAGCGTCGGAGTGTTTTCTGCCCTGCGCCGTAGCTCTATTAACGGTAACGGTCGTTTTACTCCAGCAACCGTCTCGCTAAGAATAGATACGTCTTTATTAAGAAAATCTCTCATTTCCTGCTCTTTTGCTTCCCATACAGCAAAGCGGTCAGGCATTACTTCTAACAGTTTCTTAAATTGACCTTGCCCTGCACGGACGCACCCACCACCGCAGTTATTGTGGCTGAACCCTAAATCGTAAAGTCGAGGAGTAATAAGACCTTCACGTCTAGCCCATTCGATTAACTCTTGCTTTTCAAGATATGGAGGCTCTGTTAAAGGCGCCTCAGCTTTGTAAGGAAAATAATTTTTTACAATAGCTGGCAAGCGGTGAGTTTCTGTCCAGTCAATACCTACATAGATTGTAGTTTCTGCAGGGTTGCAGTTAGCTTCAAGCCAGACTCTAGCTGGTTTTTGTTTAAGCAAATGAGAGCAGTTAGCAAGCCTGCTGTTACCCAAAAACTTCTTATCCTTAAATATTTCCCATATATCTCGACCTTCATTAAGGTAAATATAAGTGCCACCAACGTTAGCCACAGCTTCTTCTATAAAACGGTAAGTATCTTCATCTTCTCCAATATGAGGAGATTCCGCAGAGCCTTTAACATCTGCAAATACTAAATAAAGGTTTTCGGTACCGTGTTTTTCAGCTACCAATTTAGCTGTAGCCCAAGATCCGATACCACCAGAAAACATTACAACGTGTTTCATCTTTTTTCCCCTGCTAGTACGGATAGGTCACGTCTAGGGTCGTATCCGTCACCCACTACTAACGAGACAATTCCAGTAGGTGATTCCAGACCTTTAGCGTTTCTAAACCAGGGACTGCCACCGTCCATAGCTGGCACCTGGATCCAAAGTCGAGGCCCTACTTGATTAGCTAAGAAGTGGTGGTAATGACCAGTTAAAAGAAGATCGGCTGAACCAATAGGTGTTTTGCCTGTAGCTTGACCTTGCCACCATTGAGCTGCGTTACGAGATTGGTGTCCGTGAGCCATACCGACAATAACGCCGTTAAGGTCTATTGCCAGCGTTGAGTTATCGCGCTCTGGGTATCTAAACTCAATATGCGCCAAAGCTGGATTCTCGGCGCATATATCTTGAACTGACGCGACTATATCTAGCTGCCAGGAGTCAGTCGGATCTGTGAGAAGCATACGGTGGGTTTCGTCGTGATTGCCCGGTACAGCTGGGACAATTACCTTTTCAGCTAACGGTGCAAAAGCTTTAACCCAGTTAAGCAAGATACGACGCCCCAGTCTTACCTGAGCTGTAATACCAAGATCGCTGCGACCCAGGACTTTTCCATTTTGGGAAGTTGATCCTTCAATACAGTCGCCTAATTGTGGCAAGCAAACCGTACCAATATTTCTACCAATTTTAAGAAGCTCTTTATGACGGATTAAGGAGCTGTCTATGGCCTCTAGTACGCGTCGTACCGTACCTTCTGTGCCGTCTCCCCCATCTTTGCCATATTGCGTATCGCCTATAGCGTAGATAGCGGTTAAATCGCCTGTCTCTTGCTTCTGCCCGGATTTAGGTCGCCACTTTGATATTTCGTGAAGCAACTGCTCAATATCAAGCTGAGATTCAGCTCGTACCTGGTCAGCTGGCTTAACACTAACTCTTGCAGCTTCCAGCCATTCACCGTCAAAACGTTGCCAGCGGGATTTACGAACGCTTACAACTGTCCATACGGAAGGATCTAGGTCAAACTCCTTAAAGAGCTCTACTGCGTCAGGTAAATCTCCAGCTGTTTTAGGTGTTGAAATAAAGTAGCCACCGTCGTTACCTATATCCAGGCGAGCTCGCCACTCCTGGGGAGTGTTAGCTTTGCGAGAGTCTGAGCCAGCTCCGTTTAGCTGAGTTAGCTCATTAAACTTACCTTCTAAATCCACGATCTACGATTTCTTTGTAATGGCGAAGGTAGCCAAACTTATCGTCGTAACTGTCTTGGTGAGCTGGATTGTGAAAGAGTCTGACTGACTTGAGAGCGTCCATAAGGAGTGCGACCTCGTGTGCTGATATGTCCTCAATTTTGAGAAGGGCTCCCCAGATTCGTCCGATTGCTGTGAACTCTGTTTCAGCGTCTCCATATTGCTCAAACCTCTCTTCTAAGATTTCGTCTACTTTGTCACGCATTTGCACTCATTTCTTCTGTGTTTATAGATTGAGTTTTCAGACAGGGTTAGCCCTTCTGATCGAAGAGCTCGCGTAATGGAATAAGGGCTAAGATCGCTGTTACACGCTGCTTCTAAAGCTTTACCGTTTTTTTCGTCGAGAGTTTCTAAAAGGGTTTTAATTCGACAAAGGCTTTTTGGTGAAGCCTGTTTTAGTGCTGCTTCTAAGTCCATAGCAGCGGAGTCTATATCTAAACTTTAGAGTTGCAATTACGACACGCTATAGCAAACCTTCGTAAGCTAGGTCAAAAGTGTCGCATTGGGAGTCCACGTCACGGTACAGGGGTATAAGTACCGTGACTGGAGTGTCCATTAGTTAAGCTGCTGGTGTTGCTGGTGTTGCTGGTGCTGCCGGGGTTACTGGAGCGCCGTCAGCGTTGAGCTCGGTAATGCCGTACTGATTTGTAAGCGGTGTGAGCACCAGAGTAAGAGCTGCAATAGCAGCGCCTACGAGAGCCTGGACAGGAGCGCTCAGGTGCAGGCTGTGTACATACTTGACGCCTTCAGCGAAAGCTGCTCCGAGGAGAGCGATCAAAGCGTGACGTAGTTGAGGTGAGAGCTTTTCAAGCATTATCTTCCTTCTTTCCTATGAGGTTACGAACGTACTTTTGAGCCTCAAAGTCTGCAGCTGAAGCGTGGTGGATCCCACCAGCGCCTCTGTGGTGCTTTTCGCATAGCCATTCGAGGTTGTCAGCTGATTCTATCCAGGCGCCGACCTCATTGGGGTTAGAAACTCCTGGGTAATCGTGCTCTAGCCATTTGAGGTCTACTCCGTTTTGGAGGCTAAACTCGATATGAGCGTGATGAAGCTCTAATCCTCCATTGCACTCAGTGAAATCCGCACGATTTCCTCCGATAGCGCAGACTGCTGTGTCTTTTGTGCGCTTACGGTAGGCGTTGAAATCTTTGTAATGGGGATCAGATTCTCGTGGCTCGTGCTGTGGGTAATGGACAATATACGAGTTAGTAATCTTTTGATCGTGTTCATCTGTCATTAGCCTAAAGCCTTTAAGAAGTTAGCTAGTGGGAAATTGACGCCTGGATCAGTGTGACCCCCGGCAATTTTCTTAGCAACGGTTATATCTGAGTGGTAAGCAAAACCTTTGCTTTTACCGTCTAGGATCTGAGCAGCCGAGAGGTGTACAGCTGGGATCGAGTAAGTTTTGCAAAGCTCTTTAGAAAGATCGATTAGGTGATTGAGCTCAGCTTGTGAATAAGCGTCATTCCACTGGGCTACCGTCTGAGAAGCTGTGCCAGCTAGCTCGATCGAAATAGATTGCTGATTAAGGTCAAAATCGTCTACCGCCCAGGCTGTGTCTGTTTCTTTTACTGACTGGTAAATAGATTGGTTGTCCACGCAATAATGAGCTGACGCTTGAGGAGCTGTAGGCCCTGCAAACCAGTTAGCCACTTGCTGAGCTTTTCCAGCTGTTTCTGGAGTTTCCATTGTGTGAATAACGATCATACGAGGGGTTTTCCCACCTCGCCCAGCCGTGAAGTGTTTTGCCTGGATAAAGGGATAGCTCATCTGACGCCTTCTTCAATATGGTTATTAAAACGACCTTCTAATTTTGCTAATCCTTTAACGGTTTCTAGGGTTAGGCGTGTATTTTCTTCCATAGCCTGATCCTGTTTCTCGTTACGAGCTTCAATCCTGACCAAAGAGTCCATAATTGACCCCCCGCTATTGCGCTTATAGGTGTAATTCTTGATTTCTTTAAGTTCACTCATAAACTTAAAATAAAAACGAGCGCCACCCCATACAAAGGTGACTAGGAATACGAAGAAAGCGCTAGCTCCCCAGATTACTTGAGTCCAGCTAGCAGCATTTGATAAGTTCATTCAGCGCCCTTTCGGGTTATGGGTTAGCTCCAGGTAATTGTTTTAATTGTACCTGTTGAGTCCACAGCTTTCAGGGTGTTTGTGGTGCTGTTAATCCACATATCCCCATTACGACGGTTAGTCGGATCTGTTGTAACTATTGGGACGGTAAAGCGCTGAGCTGTCTCTAGCTTACGAATACGCGCCAGAATATCGTCGATCATATCCTTAAAGGCTGGCGGGAAGTTTAGATATGGCATACAGGCCTCAGTTCGTCGTAAGAGATAGTGAAATTGTAACCAGTTCAGGTGAGTTACTTTCACCCGCTGTTATAGCAAAACCTACGATCCGGTAGACGGTATCAAGCTGAGAGGTAAAGCGATCGTCCAGGATACGGATACGAGCGTCGTCGCCCACCTCATACGACCCAAAAATAGGATCCAGGGTAGGTGGGAGTGTAATTTTAATAGTTGTCGGCGGGTAAGAGACGATAGATACCTGAGCTGTAGCTATATTGGATAAGAGCGTAGCGTCTGCCACGTCGCTGTAATTAGCTTGCTCTTCTAGCAAAGGCCAGCCAGCTGCGATTTTTGTACCGTCATAAGCTGTAGCGATCAGCTTGCCAGGGTTAGACCCGGCTCCTAGAGCGTAGAGGTAGTTAGCAGCTGTAGAGCCGTCCTCGGGCCAGGTGTACTCAACAATATTGCCAGGTAGCTCAAAGACTGGGACTGACGGTGAAGTAGCTGAGTATTTTTTGCCGTAACGAGGATAACCCAGGCGCAATAGCTTTGCCGGGTTGCCGTTTGAGTCGTAATAGACCTGGATATTAAAATCAAAGCCTGTAGAAGATTTAGATAGATCCTGGATAGCTGAAAGCACCGTTTTATACTCGTAGCCATAATAAGTGCGGTTAATAAGGATTCCAGAGGTTTCAGAGCCTACGGTTATGCCGATATTGCCGTTAGTAGCTGCATTGGCGTTATTAACGATCGTCTGGACAGCTGTGAGCTGATCGGTATTGGTAAAGACCGTATCGGTTGTGATCCGGCGCCGATTCCAATAGGACTCAAACTCCCCAGCGTTGAGCTTAATTGACTGGGATTTAGAGCTGTATTCACGATTCCAAAGCACCCCACCCCAAACCAAAGTACCGTCACGATCAACGTAGACAGCTGTGCGCCCAGGAATTGTGGCGTTATTTACGTTGAGGTTAGCTGCCTGGAGTCCTGCAAGCTGTAGCTCAGCGCTAAAAGTGCCAGCTGAGTTGAGCTGCTGGGAAAACTGAACTTTGGTAAGTGGCAGCTCAGCCAGGATTTGATTAGTCAGTAGGTCAGCAAAGAGGTAACGGTATTGAGCCATTATTTATATTCTTTTGGCTGGGCGGTCATTCAGTTCTTTCCATTGACAGTAACTTCATTATATGGAAATACAAGTACACCATCTGGGTTAACTGTCACAGACGGCACTTTAACAACTAGTAGTGCTAATGCCTGATTTTG